GGGCTTTTTCATGTCTGGAGGTGAGCACTTTGTTATTCCGCACCATCACTATCATTATTACCATCGTATTTTAAAGCGCAGCTGCGCAGAAAGGAGAAAGCCTTATGAACTTTTGGTCCGAAATCGTCAAAGAAGTTGGCACCGTCTTGGTGGAAGTCCTCGTCCGCATCGCTGAAGAAATGGAAAACAACGATTGAACAAAATACATTGAAAAGGAGATTTTACTATGCCCGCAAATGTTGAAACGATGTTCTCTGTCCGTGAGACCCCTTGGCATGGCCTTGGCCGTATCGTGATGGATGCCCCCGCAAGCCGTGAAGCCTTGGAGCTGGCTGGTCTGGATTGCAGGTGGAAAGCCGCAACATCTATTCCGGCACGGGTGCTATGATTCCCGGCTATCGCGCCAATGTCCGCAGCACCGATGATGCTGTTCTGGGCGTGGTATCTGACCGCTACCGCATTGTGCAGAACGAAGAAGCATTTCAGTTCACCGATGACTTGCTGGGTGAAGGTGTTACTTACGAAACTGCCGGTTCCTTGCAGGGCGGCAAAAAAGTCTGGATGCTGGCAAAGCTGCCGGAGAAATACATCATCGCCGGAGACGAAGTGACACCATATCTTGTGTTCTTCAACAGTCACGATGGCAGCTCTGGTGTAAAAGTTGCCATGACCCCGGTTCGTGTGGTCTGCCAGAACACCTTGAATCTGGCTTTGGGTACTGCAAAGCGCATCTGGACTGCTCGCCATACCGAAAATGTTCTGCTCCGGGTGCAGGACGCTCGTGAAACCTTGCAGCTTGCCAACAGCTATATGGGGGAACTGGGCAAAGGCATCCATGAGCTGACCACCATCAAGCTGTCTGACCGCAAGGTGCAGGAGTTTATCAACGAGTTCTTCCCCATCACGGAAGACTTAACCGATGGCCAGCGGAAGAACAACCTGCGCTTGCAGGAAGATTTGAAGGCTCGCTATTATAATGCACCCGATCTGGAGTGGGCCGGCAAGAATGGATGGCGGTTCGTGAACGCGGTTTCCGACTTTGCCACCCATGCAGACCCCATCCGTAAAACTCGCAACTACAACGAAAACCTGTTCCTGCGCACCGCAGAGGGCAATCCCATGATCGACAAAGCCTACAAGATGGTGCTGGCAGCAGCATAAAGGAGGACGTATGAACGATGTGAGCAATCGGGCTGTCCGGGAATTTTCTGAGTTCCTGAACAGCATCGAAGCCGATTTTCCAAAGCCAACTTGTACCACGGCATACGAGATCACGATGAAAAGCACCATTGTCAGTGCCTTGATTACGCTGGGCACCGAAAAGCAGATGGACGAGCGTTTCTGGAACCATCTCCGGGTGCAGCGGAACATTCTGGATTTCCTGTATGCCCTGTGGCTGGACGATGACCGTACCTTGGTGGATGAGTTTTCCACGATTATCAAGGACTTGGTGGAATATGATTTCTCTATCGTAGAAGAACAGATGAAAGAGAGGTTGAACATTGCATGAGAAGGCTTGTATCTACATTAAATTTGACCAAAGAAGATTGGCTCCGCTACCGTAAGTGCGGCATTACCGGCACGGATGCTGGTGCCATTCTTGGCCTGAATCCCTATCGCTCTGCATTTCAGGTGTACCACGATAAAATCAGCGATACCATTGAGAATATCGACAACGAGGCCATGCGGCAGGGCCGTGACTTGGAGGATTATGTAGCGCAGCGCTTCACCGAAGCAACCGGTCTGAAGGTACGCCGGGCAAATGCCATTTACCAGAGCGAGGAGCATCCGCTGCTTCTGGCAGATTTTGACCGCCTGATCGTTGGGCAAAAAGCTGGATTAGAGTGCAAAACGGTTTCGCCGTTTTCTGCGGACAAGTGGGCTGATGGAAAAATCCCTGCACATTACATGGCTCAGGTCAATCACTATCTGGCTGTCAGCGGTTTTGACTGCTGGTATGTGGCGGCTTTGATTTTCGGCAGAGAGCTGGTGATCCACAAAATCGTGACAGATAAGCAGGTGCTTTCTGATCTCATTGATAAGGAAGAACTTTTCTGGACGAACCATGTTGTGCCCCAGATTCCCCCTGCACCCAACGGTTGCGAGTGTGACACCCAGCAGATCAACCAGATGTATGAGGTGGACAACCGGGATAAGACCGCTGACCTGAGTCCCTTGCATGGACTTCTGGATAAGCGGCAGGAGCTTTCCGACCAAATCGAGCAGATGGAACAGGAGAAAACGGCTATCGAGCAACAGGTCAAGCTGCAAATGCAGGATGCTGCCTATGGCACAGCACCGGGTTATAAGGTGTCGTGGGTATCCTCCGAAAGCAAGCGTGTGGATTCCCAACGCCTGCGGAAAGAGCAGCCGGACATTTTCAACCAATACAGCAAAAATGTAAGCAGCCGCAGGTTTACCATCGTTCATGCGGCATAATTGTATGGCGGCAGAGAGCAGCTTCTCTGCCGCCTTTTTTCTTGGAGGTTATCTTATGGCTACGGAAAATCCATTCGTAAAATTATTTGCTATCGACTTCAAAGATCATCTGGAAGTCAAAAAGTCCGGCAACACGGAACTGAAATATGTAAGCTGGGCGTATGCCTGGGCAGAGGTGAAAAAGCTGTATCCTTCTGCCAGCTACGAAGTCAAAAAATTCAACGGCCTGCCCTATGTTTATGACCCCATAACCGGCTTCATGGTGTATACCTCGGTCACGATTGAGGGCGTTTCGCACGAAATGTGGCTGCCTGTACTGGATGGCGCAAATAAAGCGATGAAAGCCACCCCTTACACCTACACCACTCCGAAATGGGACTACAATCCGCAGACTCGCCGCCGTGAAAAAGTCGGCATGGAAGAACGCACCGTAGAAGCAGCCTCCATGTTCGATGTGAATAAGGCTATCATGCGGTGCTTGGTGAAGAACCTTGCTATGTTTGGCCTTGGCCTGTACGTTTATGCCGGAGAGGATTTGCCGGAAGATGCTGCACCGCAGCCGGAGGCAGAACCGCAAAAGCAGCCGAAACCGAGATCCGCTAGCCCGAAGCAGGAACAGCCGCCTGTGTCCTGCATCTGTGCCCGGTGCAACCAGCCCATCAAGAGGGTCAAGCTAAAGGATGGCTCCATCATGCAGGCGGCAGAGTTTGCAGCCACCCATGAGGGGATGTGCGCAGACTGCTATAAAGCCACCAGATTGAACGTAGCATAATAAAACTGCTCTATTTCGATGTCGCTTGATTCTTGTATGATTCTATATTTCATGGTACACTTACAGTAGTAAGTTCTGAAAGCTCACCTCTGTGAGCGGAAAGGAGCATTGCATGAAAGATTTAATGTTTCCTGTTGGAATCTCGAATTTTGAGAAGATTCGAGAAGGCGGGTATTATTATATCGACAAGACCAATCTAATTTCTGAACTTCTTAGCGGAGGTATCGCTGAAGTAACATTGATCACTCGTCCTCGCCGTTTCGGAAAATCCCTTGGTATGAGCACTCTCGCAAATTTTCTGGACATCCGCAAAGACAGCAAGCAGATGTTTGAGGGATTGGCGATTTCCCAAAACACAGAACTTTGCCAAAAATGGATGAACCAGTGTCCTGTGGTATTTTTCTCTTTCAAGGACACGGACGGTCTGACCTTTGAAAGTGCCTATGGAATGCTGTGCATGAAACTGGCATTTGCATTTCAGGATTATCAGTTTCTTTTGGATGACGATGCTATTTCCGACGATGACAAAGGCATCTTTAAGCGGATTCTGGGACGCACTGCATCTATGGATGAAACCAAAAGCTGCTTTTTGCTGTTGACCCGGATGCTGGAAATCCATTTCAAAAAGTCGGCGGTCGTCATTCTGGATGAGTACGATGTTCCCATTGCAAAAGCCAGCAGCAACGGATATTATTCGCAGATGCTGGACGTGATGCGGGCTATGATGAGCACCACGCTCAAAGACAATACCTCGCTCGACTTTGCTGTTGTTACCGGCTGTCTGAAAATTGCAAAAGAAAGCATTTTTACCGGGACGAACAATTTCGTTTCGGATACGATTCTTTCTCCCCGGTTGAGCGAATCCTTTGGTTTCACACAGGCAGATGTAGATCAAATGTTGAAGGATGCTGGTCTTGAATCGCAGTCTGCTGAAATCAAGACATGGTACGACGGCTATCATTTTGGCGATGCAGACATTTATTGCCCGTGGGACGTGATCAGTTATCTGCGGGATTTCCAGTATGGTGTAACACAGAAGCCGAAAAGCTATTGGAAAAACACCAGTGATAACGCCATCATCCGTTCCTTCATCGACTATGCAGGCGACAATATCACCACAAAGCTCGAAACGCTGATGGCTGGCGGCTCCATCGTTCAGCATATTGAAGAAAACCTGACCTACGATTATCTGCACTCCTCGGAGGAAAATCTTTGGAGTGTGCTGTATCTGACAGGCTATCTGACCAAGGTGCGGGATAAGGATCTGACAGATTCGCTGCCGGATGGCTGCGCTGCGCTGATGATTCCCAATGCAGAGATTCGGGAAATTTTTGAAACCACTGTAAGCAAATGGTTTGACGACAGTGCAAAGGCATGGAACCGCAGCCCGTTGTTTGATGCAGTCTGGAGTGGAAACAACGAAGCTCTGACAAAGGAAATGACCAAGCTGCTGCGCATGACCATCAGCTACCACGACTACCGGGAGGATTTTTACCACGCTTTCCTTGCAGGCATCTTTACTGGTGCTGGCTATGTGGTGGAATCCAACAAAGAGCATGGCGAGGGGCGCAGTGATGTTATTGTAAAGGACATCCGCAATGGCCGTGTGGCAATTTTTGAAGCCAAGTATGCAAAAACTCTGGATGCTCTGCCGGATGCCTGTGATACTGCCATTCAGCAGATCAATGACCGGATGTATGCAGCGGACTTCCGGGATGACTATGATGACATCCTCTGCTATGGCATCGCATTCTTCAAAAAGCGCTGCATGGTAAGAAAAAAATAATTATCTACTGGGGGAGTGTCTTCGGATGCTCTCCCTTTACTTTTGCAGGGCAGTCCGTGTGGATTGTCCTGCTTCTTTATATAAGGAGAGGACAGATTATGACCTTTCATGCAATGACCGAACCCTACGAAGAGATCACGGTTTGCGGAAAGCCTGCGCTGTTCACCAGCATCCGCATCAAAAGGGATACCGTCCCGGATGGCCTGTATACCTACGATGTCCGGCATGATGACGAGTGCCGGGGCATCCCTTGTGAGATCGCGCCCTTTGTGATGGTCAACCACTGGGGTACTATCATCCCTGCAGAACCGCTGGAACTGCCGGACGATGGGCGGCGATATATTGATGAGGATACCGACTGGAACTACGCGCCCTGGGATCATTAAGAAGCGGACTCCGAACGATCCTCGACCGATTCGGCGGTCATTCACATCTTGCTATGATTTCAAGGCTATGACAGCATTACAAAAATGTCCGGGACACGCCGGAAGCCATGGCTGCTCCGAATGCCAATCCCAGACCCCCACACAGGTATTACGGTTATGAAAACAGTCGGCACTTAGGTTACCCGTGAAGAAGCCGAAACGGTTCGTGCTGAAATGATGAAACGCCCTGCCACACCATATCAGGATTCCGTTTCACTTTTGCATATCAAAAATCACGTAGGTACAAGAAAAGCCGCTTACCTTTTCAGGTAAACGGCCTTACGTTTGGTGGAGCATTGTCCACAGCACTCGAACCCAACACCTCTTCACGGGAGATGGTTTTGGAATCGTCCGTGAAGTTGAAATTGAGCACGACCCGGTCGTCAAAAACGTAGACCGAGTTGACAAAGGTATCAATGATCTGCCGCTGGTGTTCCATGTCCCTCATGTCACCCTTGCGGAATTTTTCAAACCAGAACCGCATCCATTCGCGGGTCAGGACTGGCTTTTTCAGCTCTTCTTCCAGAATGCTGGTGTTCAGGGCTTCCTTCCGGGCTTCCAGTTCGTCCAACCGCTGCTTGGTGGTCGGGGTCAGGATGCCCTGTTCAATGGCTTCCAGAAGGTTTGCCAGCCGCTTCTCCCTGAGCTGGTCTTTCAGGACAGGCAGCCGGGTGTTCTCCTTCTGCTGGGCTTCCATGACCAAATCTATCAGCTGTTCGATGATTTCATCGCTGAAAACCACCTTAATGGCAGTGTCCACCACGAACCGCTCCAGAGGCTCCTTGCGGATGGCTTTCAGGTCGCAGTGCGCCTTGCCGTGGCGTTTGGCGTTGCCGCACTTGTAGTAATAGTAGGTGTTTCCCATGTGGCTGGTGCCGCTTTCGCCACCCATCAGGGTGCCGCACTTGCCACAGAACAGCTTGGTGGTCAGCAGATAGCTCACATCCTCTTTTGCAGGCCGACCGTGGGCGATCTTGTTCTGCTCAAAACGCTGCTGTACCCGGTTGAACAAATCCTCGTCCACGATGGCGGGAATGCCGCCCGGTGTCACG